TTTACCATCATCTTTGCCTTGAAGAAAGTCAATCGTTTTATCATACAAAGGTGTGTAGTAGATACCTCTTGCATGTTCAGAACGAATCAATTCTTTTGGCACATTCAACTGAGAGTACGCAAAGTTCAATGATCGATTCTTATGATCTCTTTTGTGTGGTTGGCCTGATGGTTTCTTTGCTACATACCACTCAAAATACTTTCGTGTATGATTTGTTTTCAACCACTCACGAATCATATACCGTGTTTCTTGTAATGGTTCAAACGATACAGAGCCAGCAGTAAAGCCCATTGGTTGCCAGTAATCAAGATTATCATACTGAGATAACCCACCAACCTTAGTCTTGCCATAGAGTGATGTTGTTGTTACTGATACCAATTTGTCTTTGTATAATTTCTCCCACAGTTCTTGAATAGGATCAGAAAGGCAAAGCAATGCTAACAATTTACCACCAACATAGTTATAACCAAGAGGTTGTAATGGCACAATCGTAGAACCAATCGCAGTATGATTGATCATTCGGCCTTGTGTCTTGAGTTCTCTCGACCAACCAATGTAATTATCTCTTGGTGTAAGATCAAGAAAATCAGATGAGATACAAATCACACCAAGATATTTCTTAGTAACTTTATCTTGAACAACAAAGTTTAGATTACGACCGATGTTTGCATTGTTCTTCATCGTAGACGAAAAAGTACGAATACAGTTCCACAATTCAGGCAAGTCATCTTGTTTGTTTGCATAAATCAGTTCAGGCTCTAACGCAAGGTAATCATCAGGCTCGTTTTGTATCCAGAAGTTTGATTTGATTTCTTTGATAGCTCGCCGTTGTTTTTCATCTTTCAGAAAAACTTCTTCATCACCCCAAAGTGTAGTTACTCTTTCAGTAGGGTACTTTTCTTGAACTTCACACCACTTTTGAAAGAGTGTATATTCACGCACATCCATCTGAGAAACTACAGACAGCTCTTGAATTACTCTTTCTTTGAGTTCATCGACATTTATATTCTGAAACTCAAGGCCTGAATCTCGCCACTTTTGCCATTGCGTTTCAACATCATCTTTTGGATCGAAGCTATACGCCATTCTTTTTGTTTCTCACAATTTTCTTTATCATTTTTTCTTGTTTTTTTCTGGCCATTTGTAGTGCAACAGGTTTGACATGACTTGTAAATTGAATACCGTTCATGTGATCAAGTTCATGTTGAAAACATTGTGCGGTAACACCAGACAATCTTGCTCGCTTGAGTTCACCTGTTTCTTCTAACCACTCTGCAATAATAACAGAAGGCCTTGCAATTGTCAAGAATAAACCAGGAAAAGATAAACAACCTTCTTTAGTCTTTTCAGGTACACTTTCAACCTCAACAATCTTTGGATTTATACAGGCAATTTGAAAGTCGTCAGTACCAATCACAAAAACTCTTTCAAACACACCACATTGATTTGCAGACAGACCGACACCACCATAAAGTTTCATCGTCATCTTCAATCGTTTGACCAATGTTGTCATTGTATTGAATGGAAGTTTACCTGTAAACTCTGGTATCTTTTGTTTCAACATTGGATGTTCTTCACCATAAAGTGGTAAAGGATCAATTCTGTTCTCTGTGACTAAACCAGCAGAGGTGTCAATAACTAATGTATCACTCATTTTACCATCCTAGAAAAACTTTTGATTTTTTCAAAACGAATCACATTCATAAACTTATCTTGCAGTATATCTCCTTTGTGAGATATGACAAATAAATTTACATCTTCTAACATATGCAATAACTTCATCAACTCTTCTGTGCCATTCGTATCAAGTGAAGAATCAAATGTCTCATCAAGTATCAATAAATTGGTGTTTGATGAGTTTTTCAATTTAGCAATGGCTCGCCAAGTCAACATCAATGCCATATCAATTCGTTGTTTCTCACCCTCTGAAAAATTATGGTAAGAAAAGTCATCACGGTGCCTTGACTTGATTGTTTCTTTGAATGATTCGTCAAGGTTGAAGTTCACAAAGAAATCAAGTGACGCTAAATATTTGTTGACCAGCTTATTGATAATTGGTAAATACTGGCGAACAATCTTTGTTTTGATGCCAGAATCTCTCAACAAATTAGAGGCAGTTTCATAATATGTTTTTTCTTCAATTAGGTCTTTTAGGTTTGATTGCAATGTACTCAAAGAATCCTTTAGTACTTTCAATTGTTGTTCTTCTGTCTCTGAACCTACCTTTGAGTTTTTGAGCTCATCAACCAACTTCTGTAATCGAGCAATCATTTTGTTTGTTTCGGTAATTGCTGTATTTGCCGTAGCAATTTCAACCTGTTTTTGATTGATTCGTTTTTGTGTCTCATTGATTGAGTTTAGTTTATTCTGTTCTTCAAGTAACTTCTTTTCTAACTCTGAGAGTCCGTGTTCACATTCAGAGACTTTGGTATTGAGGGTTTCAAGCTCTTCCTGTTTGAAAGAATCGGCAATGGTTTGCCTACATGTTGGACAATCGTTATGTGTTTGAAAGAAACTGATATCTTTTTGAAATTTGGATAAGTTTGTTTCAATTTGCGATTCAAGTTTTGTAATCTTCTTGACCTTAGTCTCTGTATCAATCTTACTCGCAACAACCAGTTGGAGTTCTTCCGTCTCGGAGGTAAGGGTCGCAACATTGCTGAGTAAGGAGGATATGGTATCACTATGACATTGAATCTCTGTATCATATTCTTTTACCTTGTCTTCATTGGTTTGTTTGAGTTCATCAATGTGTTTCTTCTTCAGATCATATTTTTGTTGTGTCAAATCAATTTCATGTTTTTGATTAGCAATCAAATCTTTATTGTTTGATAACCGGTCTTTGACTAAACCATTCATTGTAGAAAAGATTTGAATGTCCAACAAATCTTCAATGATTGTTCGCCGATCTGATGCAGACAATTGCATGAATGGTGTGAATGATGCCGAACCAAGAATCACAATCTGTGTAAAAGATTTGTAGTTCATCTTCAAAACAAATCTCTCTAGAAAGTCTTGATAATCTCTTGATGCAGCTTCTTGATTGATCATATCACCATTGCAATAAATCTCAAACTTGTTAGGTTTGATACCACGAATTATCTTATATGATTTGTTATTCGTATCAAATTCTACCTCAACAATACAGTCTTTTTGATTGATTGAATTGACAAGGTTTGGTTTATTGATGCTGCGAAAAGCCTTACCAAAAAGGCCAAAGCACAGAGCATCAAGCAATGTTGATTTACCAGATCCATTCTCACCGACAACCAAAGTATTATCACGGTTGTCGAGTTTGATTTCTGTAAAGTTATTGCCTGTGCTTAGTAAATTTTTCCACTTCACATTACGAAAAAGGATCAATCAGCCACCTCAGTATTCAGCGCTTCAATGTAGAGTTCACGCATAATTGTTTTGAGTTTATCAGATGAAACATCAAGTTCAAGATTATCAATATACTTATTCAAAATTGTGATCGTGTCTTCAGCTTGATCTATAATATCATCATCAAGAATAATCGTATCTGAAAAGTCTTCTACAATAGACAAATCAGACACACTCATTTTATAAATTTTATCTATCACATGGTCAAACAAGAATGGGTTTTGTTTATTGAGAACTACGACTTTGACATAGGTATCTTTTAGTGACGAAAAGTCATAGTTATTCCAATATTCAAAGTCTGTTTCACCGTCATCATAGATTACCTTATTGAACATTACAAATGGATTTTTCACAAACTCCAGTTCTCTTGTTTCTGTATCAAAGATGTGAAAACCTTTTGAATCATTGTAGTCTGACCAAGTCATTTCATAAGGTGTACCCACATAGGTAACATTACCTTGAGATGATTTGTGATGAAAGTGGCCAGACAACACTACATCATACTTTGAAAGTGTCTTCTTGTCAAGGCCTGTATCACAAACATTACCACGATCCATTTCAAAACCGGCAATCTCAAAGTGACCAAAACAAATCTGAGCCTTTGAATCTTTCATACTCTGAAATATTTCAGTCTCATTATCGGCACAGATCCAAGGTACAACATCAATCAAAACACCATCAAACTCTGCCGTTTCAAATGAATCGTAATATTCAATATTGTCGTATTCATTGAGAAGAAGACCTGTTGAATTTACTTCAAGTGTATTCTTGAAGGCAACATCATGGTTACCAAGAAGTGTATGAACTTTGATACCAAGAATTTGGCATCGGTCAAAAAAGTATTTACGGCAGAGGTGGAGTGTATTGAAGTTGATAAACTTTCTGCGGTCGAACAGGTCGCCCATTTGAAAGATTACACGAATGTCATTTTCTCTAAGATAAGAAAACAATACTTCATCATAAAACTTTTCAAAGTATCGATGAAAGTCTAACGAATCTCCTCGAGCACCAAAGTGTGTATCACCAAGTATACAAATTTTCATATAGTTTCTAATTGTTTTCTGAAGTTTTGAATTTCATCTTTCAG